CTAATCCAATTTTAGGGTGGTAGCCAACACCCATCATGTCTGCACGGGCTTTTAAACTATCCAACTCATTTGTTTCTAATTTATCTGTCATGGGTTTTTCTCTTTTAAACTGGGTGAAACCAGTATGAAATACAAAAAAGGTACCCCTTAAAGGGTACCTAAACTTTAATTAATGCAGATTAATACTCAGCAACAGTCTTCATAAGAGCAATACGCTCTGGACGAAGGATCATAGTGCCGTAGTACCATTTGATTGACATGAAACCAGTTTCACCGTATGGGTCATTGCGATCCGCTACACCGTCACCAGGTTTTTTATGAGTGATTTTAAATTTAACTGACTTACCATCAGTTTGGAAACCGATAGTTACGAAAGCTTCACTACCTATAACTAACAAAGGGAATACATCGTATTTGCCACCAGTTTCACGATAACCATCGTTAGTAGTAACATCTGCTCCGGCAGCTTCCCAATGCATCATTTCTGGAACAACAACTATGCGGAATTGATCAATTGTACCAATCTCGCCAGTAGCAATAGTACCTGCAGCAGCATACTTTTCTACTGAGATAAATGCTTGGTTACCAAAGTTATCAACCATACGCTTTAAAGAAGGAACCATTTCAGTACCGACAAACATATAACGAGCGCCATTAATTACACGGGTATCTACCATACGAGTACCAGTAATAATTTTAGTATTTTTAGGACTACGGTTGTTATCTAAATCAATAGATAAACGCATAAAGTCATCATATGTAAGTAGAGATACACCACCAGTTTCACCAGAGATTTCAACTGTAGATGTAGCAGTACCGCCATAACGAACAACACCAGCAGCATTTAACAAATCAATCTGCAAAGCATCTTCAGTCATTTCGTTAGCAGCAACTACCATTTCACGGGTAATGTGCTCTTCACGTTGCTCGTCAGAATCAAAGTCCATAGACTCTTGAGTGTATTCATCAAAGAAACCTAACTTAGAAATAGAACCTTCTAATTCAATACGCTTAAATCCAACACGGTTAACGCGACCGCCATTTTCTGTAAGTGTAGGCAGTTTACCCGCGATAGTTCCAACGTCTTTAGACGAACCGTACAGGTTACCTGACTCAGGAACTACTGTGCTAGTAGCATCAACAACCCAAGCTTCAGCTAACGCTAAAAGTGCAGCTACTGTAGTAGTATAATTAGTATCAAATACACCTAAATTTTTAAAGATACTAACAGCTTTAGCTTCAGCAGCAGTAGTTGCTGCACCAGCATTTGCGCCTTCACCTACAGCGTAATAGCTAACATATGCATTAGCACCAGCACCGACATCTGGTTTGTTAATAATAATTGTTTTTTCTACAGTACTAGAAAGACCATCAGCATCAATACCTTGGTCATTAATGTTGGCATCATCCAACAACGGCAAGTAATGAAAACGTTTAATAGTTTTACCCATGTTCTTAGGCATATTCTCTGTACTAGACATTTGAGAAAAATACTGTTCTTTACGCGCTTCAATAAGAGCTTTCTTATTGTATTTATCAGTACGTAATTGAGAACCTATAGAAGATGGTGCGTTGTTAATTGGATCGTTATAACTTTGTGTCATGATATTTTACCTGTATATAATAAGAATAATTAATTACAAGAGACTACTGTTCATTTGTTTTTCAAACTCGGCATCAGACATAGCGAGAGGATTATACTCTTGCTTTACCTTACCTGAACTAGTAACACTCTTTGTGGGGCTTGCTGCTTTTTTACGGCTAGTAAGCGTAGTGTCTACTGAAGCTTTTTTACTTGAGGCTACGAACTTTTCATTGGCTTTAGGAGTAGCTTGGCTGGCTCCTTGTGCTTGAAGTGCATCACCTACTTGTTTATATGCTTCTAGATCAGACAGTCCTGTTAATCGACCCATGACTCTCTCTCTTTCAACGACTTCTGTAACTTGTGAGTAAACACCTGCGGCTACATGTTCATTAATAATTTTGAGATATGTTGGATTGGCTAACACAACTTTTCTACTGGCTTCATCCCACTTATTGCTTACAATATCTATCGTGTCTTTAAAACTATCTGTGTCTCGAATATCTTCGATAACAGTGTCAAGTTGCACTTGAACATCATCTACAGTGTAAGTATTTGGTTTATACTCAGTATCTTTAGTTACATCTATATCTAGTGGATCTATTCCACTTTCTTTTACTAACCTAGCAATTGCTTCAGGACTCTTTTTATCGAGATCAATAAGGTAACTAAGTTTTGCTTCATCTAATAAATTATTGTTTTGGAGCATTTTAATAAATTTGAGAGGCTCTTTCATGCCTGCCATTTTTTTATTATAATTGGCACCCATTTGCATTAGTGAGATAGCATCTTCAACACTATCTATTTTCATTTCTTTATTGTTTGCTTTAAATGGAGCAAATATTTTATTGTGTGTTTCTTTGTACTTAGCTAGATCAGAGGACTCATTTGTACTGCTTTCAGTACTTTGTTCTTCTTGAGTTTCTTCAATTTCTTCTTCTTGTAAATCTTCATCTTCTGTTTCAGACTCCTCTAATAATTCTTCAGGTTCTTCTATTACAGCTTCAGATTCTTCTTCTGCTGTAGCTTCAGTAGTAGGCAACTCAAAGTTATCAACTTCATCATCAGGTAAATCCAATGGGTTTACTTGTGGTGTTTCTTCTTGTTGAATAACTTCTTCTTGTACTGCTTCTTCTTTAGCTTCGCTCATAGATTACAATCCTTCAGCTAAAATCTCTTCGCGTGATAATTCACAATCAGCGATAGATTTCTGTGCCATGCCGCCTAGCTGACCCAAGGTGATAAAGTACTGGCGTAGAGAGCCAATAGAATCAATTGCTCTTAAGACCTGTGCCTGGTCTTCTGGTGATTGCATGTTTGGATCAGCTTTAAGCAAAACTAAACGAGTTGCTTCTTTTTCAAAGTACCCATTTAACACTACTTTTATAAATGCTTTATTTACTTTAAGTTTATTAAGTGCTTCAGCCATATCAACAGAATGTTTAGCTTGTTCAATGGTGATATCAATTACTTCTAAATCTTCTTGATTGCTCATGGTACTTCCTCAAGTGTCTCCCAGCACTACCTGTAGAACGGTTTGGTTATTCTGTTACTGGCCAGCAAGTCCGTTAGATACTGTAATGTCATCTCGTTGTTTGCTTGCGCCTTCTGGTGTAGGTTTTAATAAAGAATCCAACACCTTTAATTGACTGTTAGCATTAGCTTGTTCACGACTTAATTGAAGATTACGCTCTTGATTAGTACCTGTTTCTTGCTCAACAAACTCAAGGTTTTTCAGGTCTGTATCAGAGTTTAAGTTTTCAGCTTTAGCTCCTTCAGTTGTTTCTCTTGCAAGATCTAATCTAGCAGCAGCATTGTTCTCAATTGCTTTACTTCTTTCATTTGCTATCTGTGCTTCAAGCAATACTATTTCTAATTCTGCTTTCTTTTGTGCCATTGGATCAGGCTGTGGTTGAAATTCTTTTATTGCTTTCTCAAGAACAGGCATCTTACGAAGCCTTGCTATGTCAGCTAGTATAATTTGACTGAATTCATTACCCATAGATTGTGCTGTAGTTTGAAGCATAAAAGACAATTCTTGTGCTTTCTCAGCGTCATCTTCAGCAGTACTAATAGATAGCTTTAAATCTACTTTGCCTTGTAAATCATCTCTACGAACAGGTACAAATTCATCATTTGAGAGACGAACCACTTCTTCTTCAGATAAAAATTCTGCATTCATACTGATGAACTTACGGCCTATTTGTATTATCCCGTTAGAGAGTCTTCTAAGGATGCCTATTTCTCTTTTAGAAGAAGCACTTAAAGTACTTTTAATACCGCCTACACTGTCGCCTAGTGAGCCACCATTCAATCCGCCAGCAAATGCTTTAACACCTGTTAAACCTTCAGCATCATCATTCTGTGCATTAAGAACATACTCAGCAGAGCGTGGCACTTCAGGAAAGGTGTGCATATAAAATGCTGTACGAGGATCACCTACGCTAGGGTTGTATTCGTAATCGAACCCTTTATCAAATTTGCGTTTATTAGTAATATCTAAAGCATCTTTTCGTGAACCAACTTGTCCATTAGCACTGCGACCCATGATATCTATGACACCCCTGGTAACTGCGCCAATTATGTTTTGGTTTTCTATTAATAATTCGCCATCTGGCTCACCATAATTAGATTTTCTAACTGGTAAATATTGTACTTTTACAAAAGGATGTTCTTGATCAGGAAAAGGATTCTCTTCCATTCTAATAATAGTGCCATCTACCCAAGTAGCTACAATAGGTTTTACTTTACCTGTGCCTTCAATATCCCAAAGACCCCAGTACTCATGAGCAATAAACTTTTTACGAGGCTCATCTTTAAAATTAAAATTGCTAACATCTGCTTCGCTGTCATCAGCATCTAAAATAGAAGAAGAGTTTGTATTAATTTGATCTAAGTTCTTGTATCTATCGCCTTCTTTTTTTAATTCAGATAAAGACGTTTCAAAAGAAAAAACTACAAACCCTGCTTTTTGTAAATTACCCTTACAGCTTGGATCTATACTCATAGACTTATAATCGCAAACTTCTAACGTAGGCTCATTTTTTAATACGGTGACTTGTTCTTCAGTCTCAATATCAACTTGAACAGGCTCCATAGGAACATTGTTTTCCATTGATAGTTTATGCGCTTGCTGCATTTCAGGGCTAACAGAATTCTGAAATTCCTCTGGGTTGCTTTGCATAAGCTCATGTAACTGTTGGTGTGCTTGTATAATATTTGGATCGTTACTCTGTATAAATTCAAATACAGGTACTTCAACTTCATTAATTTCTTCTTCGTATTCCCAACCAACACGCACAATAACAGTGCCTTCTTCAACGGCAGTACGAACGTACTCATCAATAAAATCTACTTTATTTATTTTGGTATTAAATTGGTTATTAAGTATTAAGCTGTTTTGTATAGCACTTTGTTTATCTTCAAAGGTAACAGGCTCAACTGTAAATATGTTTTCTGTACTTAGGAAAGGTTCGCTTAATGCAGGATAACGCCACTCAGCTTGTTTGCGTATTAACTTAGGCTGTACAGTAGAACGTGTTTTACTGGCCTTCATTTTAGCGCCATTACGCACATGTAATTTATCTAACCAA